CACTGGCTTCGCTCTGCCAAAGAATGAGATGCACGAGATCTGGCTGCCAGAGTCGGACAAGCTCTATGCAGTGGTAGCATCAGGCACAGAGTTGCTCTATGTCATGCACACAGGAGGCCGCTAAATGTCCTACGCAACGCTCTCTGAGTTCAAGGCTGCTGTCGGCATTACCGACACGACGGATGACGCTGCGCTTCAGTCGGTGCTCGACGCAACCGACACCCTGATCGATCTCTACTGCGACCGTAAGACTGGCTTCGGCACCGCGACCGAGACGCGCTACTACACGGCTGAGGACTGGGAGTATGTGCTGACCGATGATCTCGTCAGCGTCACGACGCTTCAGACAGACGATGACGCGAACGGCACCTACGAGACCACCTGGACGGTTGGCACCGACTATGTGCTGGCTCCGCGCAATGCTGCGCTCGACGGCTTCCCCTACACCGAGATCGACACGAGCGTCACATGGCCGCGCAACTTCCCTAAGGATGTCTATCTAGGAGTCAAGGTGGTCGGCGTGTTCGGCTTCCCAGCCGTACCGGCTGCGGTCAAGCAGGCGGAGATCATTCAGGCTGGCGCTGTCTGGAACAGCCGCACCGCGCCATTCGGCGTGATCGGATCGGCTGACCTTGGCGGCATCCTGCGGATGAGCCGCGCTCTGCACCCAGAGGCTGCGCTGATCCTTGAGCCGTACCGCAAGCGCGGCGGCTTGGCACGATGACCGACCTGACCATCCTTGATGCCATTGCAGCTCGGCTGACGGCGCTCACGCCGCCGACTGGCTACGCGCTCCGCAAGGCATACGCCACGCCTCCTGAATCGCTGCCGGTCGTACCTGCGGCGATCCTCTTCCCAGGCGATGACACGGTGGTCATCGGCAACGGCAATCGAACGACCGTGCTGACCGTCGCGATCCGCATCTACCTGCTCCCAATCCCACGGATGGATGACAAGTACCGAGACCTCTACACTTGGCGCGCGTGGCTGCGAACAGCCTTTGACGGCGCGGTCACGATTAGTGGAAATGCCGTTCAAGTAGCAGTGACTGCTACTACACTCGGCACAGATACATACGCCGATCAGGATTACCTGACCGTAGAAGCAACTGCGGAAGTCACGGTCTATGACACCGTGGCGTTTACCGCGTAGAGCAAGGAGATCGAGAGATGGCAACTTACGGCGCAAAGGCTCTGACGCGAATCGCTGCTGCGTCGCAGTCAGGTTTCGGTACGGCCGCATCATTCGGCACGGCGACTGGCGAGATTCTCTTCAACGAGACGGTCGGCGCTCTTGATTTGGGCATCGTGGTCGATCTCGGCGAGACCACCTCAGTTGGCAAGCGCACCGCCATTCAGGCTGGGCGACCAACGATTACCGGCAAGGCTCCAGTCCTTACAATCGCTGAGGGTCCTGCATCGCTCCGCACCCTGCCACTCGTTCTTGATGCAATCGGCGCAAGCACTTCAGGCACGGCTTCGCCGTACACCTGGACCTGGTCGCCAACACAGGGCGATGTGGACACGCTCGTGTTCTACTCGTTCCTAGTCACTGACGGTGTGCAGAAGTATCTCGTCAAGGATGCAGCACCAACGGAAGTCACCTTCTCGGCAGATGCCACAGGTCTCTTGCAGATGGGTGCGACCTTCGCGGCAACCACGGTTGAGTCCTCAGCTGCGGCGTTCGCTACGGCTCTTCCAGCACAGCCAATGATGGCTGGTCGCTTGATGAAGCTCAGCACAGACACCAACTTCCCAGACAAGAGCGGAACAGGGGCGACCGACTTCGCGTCGATCTACAACTTTAACCTGTCAGTGATGACTGGTGTTGGAATGATCACGGCGCTTGATGGCAGCCTGACGGCCGCCACCGCAGCGCTGACTGGCGTGCTCGATGCAACGCTTACCTTCACGGTAGCGAGCAACTCAGCCGCCACGACCTCATTCCCAATCACCGACATTGCCACGCAGAAGTACCTGCGCCTGTACGGCACGACTGCCGATAACTTTGGCGTGTGGATTCTCGGTTCATGGGAAATCGAGTCGATCACTCCGCTATCAGCCGACAACGAAGGCGTTGTGGTCAATGAGGTTGTCTGCCGCTTGGCATATGATGTGACCTCAGGCAAGTCGCTTGAGATCATCGTAGATTCGCCGCTGGCAACAGCGCCGTAAAGAGCAGCGCCTAGTGCGCTAGTAGGAGGGTAAATATGGAAACGGTAAAACTCGCCCTAGAGGGCAAGTACGCTGGATGGACGGCCGAGCTGCGAAAGCAAGTCTCGGCGCGCATCCTGCTGGACTTGGAATCTGGCGAAGCCAATCGAGCGCTTGGTGCGTTTTCTAAACTGATTGTGTCGCACAACTTCAAGGGGCTTGACGACAAGCCTGTTGAGGATGTGTTGGATGCTCCGGTAGATGCGCTGACGCAGACGCTTGATGCTTGGGTAAAGGCGAACCAGCCAGACCCCAAGTAAGGCTCGCTGCCAGGCGCCTGGCACTAGGGCAATCCTTTGTGCCACCGCCAGACATCATCTTTCATATCCTTGCTCAGAAGTTTGGGATGTGGCCGGATGAGGTGGCGAGCCTTCCGTTCGATCAGGTTCTGAAGGCGTGGACTATTCACGCGGAGATGCAACCGAAAGGGAAGTAATGCCAGCTGGAGTTATCCTTGAGGGGAAGTTCGATAAGAACTACGACCAACTTCGGCTCGGCTTTCTTAAGGGATCAAATCCTAGCGCCTTCAAGCGCCTTGCTACCTTCGCCACACTCAATGCGGCACGCACTTTCCAAAAGCCAATGAAGGAAAAGGCACCGCGCGGTGAGACTGGAAACCTACGCAAGCAGGTCAAAGCTCGCAAGGCTCGCTTCAATAATCCGGCAGCAGTCGTTGGAATCAAGGGCGGTAAGAACGGCGTATTCTATGGCTGGCTGGTTGTTGGCGGCCAAGGAACAAGGCGCACCACCAAGAACGGAACCTTCTCAGTCAAGGGTGTCAAGGCGCGACCATTTGTTGATCAAGTGGTCAAGCAGCGCTCCAACATGAACCGCGCGCTAGAGTCATACAGCAACACTTTTGCCGCGTTTTATAACGACGAGCCATTCCGCAACACCATCCTGCATTTCAGAAGGGGTAACCAACGCTAATGGCTGTGAATCAGACTGCTAACTTTGTCGTAAAGGCAAAAGACTCTGCCTCAGGTCCGCTTGGGAAAATCGGCGGATCAATGGGCAAACTTGCCAAGACAAGTGGCCTCACCTTTGGCGCTATGGCCGCAGGTACCGCAGCAATTACAGCGGTTGTTGGCGCCCTAACCTATGCAGTAGGCAAGGCTGCCGCATTCGAGACAGCAATGCTCAATGTCAACAGCATTGCTAAGGTTTCACCTGAAGCATTTAAGGAACTGCAGGATTCTGTTCTTGACCTGAGCAAGCGACTGCCGCAAAGCGCTGAGACTCTTGCCCAGGGTCTCTACGACATCTCTTCCAGCGGATTCGCTGGCGCCGAAGGGATTAGGGTTCTCGAAGCAGCGGCAAAGGCCGCCTCTGCTGGACTGGCGCAGACTTCCGAATCCGCCGCAGGAATCACGGCTGTCCTCAACGCCTACTCCTACAGCGCCGATGAAGCTCAGCGCGTGTCCGACATTCTCTTCAAGATCGTTGATCGCGGTGTCATCACATTCCCACAGCTTGCATCTGAAATCGGTAAGGTCACTGCGCTTTCTGCTCCGCTCGGCGTAAGCCTAGAAGATGTCGCCGCAGGCTTGGCGGTGCTGACCAAGAACGGTATTGACGCAGAGAACGCAACTACGCAGCTGAACGCGATTATGCAGGCGGTACTATCGCCAACGGCAAAGGCAACGAAAATTGCTGAAAAACTCGGTATCGACTTCACCGCAACTGGACTCAAGACCAAGGGCCTCAACGGCTTTATGGCCGACCTGATTAAGAAGACCGAGGGCAGCAATGAGGTTATCGCCGAACTGCTCGGCGACGCGCGTGCCATTCGAGGTGCGTTCGTTCTTGCAAAGAATGGCGGAGAGCAATTCAATCAAGAACTTGCATTGATGACCAATGCCGCCGGTGCAACTGATACCGCTCTTTCCTATCAGGAGCAAGGATTAAACTACCAGCTTCAGGTTATGCAGAACAAGGTAGACGGTATCGCTATTGGGATTGGAACAGCACTGATCCCAATTGTAAGTGACTTTCTTGCGGCTATTGAAAATATGGGCGCAGGCATTGGCAGAGTACTTGATGAGCAGATGGGTCCGCTTCAGGAAGAACTTGCAAAAACAGGAGACCTCCTTGGGATCAGTTTTGATGTCAACCAAATGGATTTCTGGGATACCTTCTTCAAGCCACTTTCCGATGCAATTGATACTGCCACTAAGGTTCTTCAAGCGTTCAACATTGCGTATGAGGAGTTCTTGCGCCTCACTGGGCAGCCGGTGCCAAGCGACTTTGCCAATCTTCCAACAGCCCCTAGGTATACGGTTGACCCCAACACAGGTATGACCATTCCGACTGCCGCTGGAGCGCCAGCGGCCACCATCACAACCACCGTCAACATCGGCACCCAGAAGGTAGATACGGTCATCTCGCAAGCGCTCCGCCGAATCAATCCTGGCGGTCGTGGTGGCAATCAGTAAATGGCCAACCCATTCAGCCTGATCATTGCTGGTGTAGATA